ATCGGCCGAGTCGATCTTGACGCCGAGTTCTGCAATGTTCATCGACTCACCTTGAATAAGTGCCCGTGGTTACGGGCGGTTTTCCCTTTCCTCCGCCATGACGCGCAGGGCTTCGCCTTCCAGCACCTGAAGGTCAGGGAAGATTTCAGCGAGTTTCTTTTTCTTGATGCCGAGGAAGCCGGCCACGTCGCGGATGCAGCTGTAGTCGAGACCGATCGCGCCGCCGGCGCCTGCTCGCCACTGGGTTGACATTCGGTGGAATAGGAGGAAGGCAGGCCAATTGCAGGGCCAGACCTCCACGTCTTCAACCAGGTCGCCAGGGGAAAGGCCAAACATGCCGATAATCGTGTCGGGCACGCTCGGCGAGTACATGGCGCGGGCGGCGTCGGTCAGTTTCCCAGGCGGGCCTGGTTGTATGCGCCTTCGTAGGCCTTAACGACCGCCTCGGCGGCACCCTGGCAGGACTTCACGAATGCGACGATGTTGTCGTCGCTGTATTCGTCGTCGAAACCCCAGCCGATTACCAGGTCCTTGATTTGCTGGGTTTGCTGCTCGGTGTCCACGGCGACCACTTCCGACCAGGACGGCTTATCGCCTAGCGCGGCCCGCGCCTTGCCCCGCGCCTCGTTCCACTCATCGAATAAAGCGGCAAGCTCGGCGCGATCCCGGTACTTGAAGGTGAACTCAACCTTCTCGGGCGCGCTGCCGACGATCGGGATCAGCACGGGCGCATTGAACGTAGCCTTTTGCGCAATACGGATCTTAGCCATGGGTTAAACCACCGCAGTCAGGTAGCGGGTCGGCTCAGCCTGCAACGCCAAGCTGACGGTGCGGGTCAGCAGGTTGTTACGGGACACCGCTGGCTGTTTGGAGAACGACGTGTAAGTGCCATACAGCAGCGTGTCGTTACCGGGCAGGTTCAAGCGTGCCGCTTCGATCTGCTTGCCGGCGTCCGCCTTCAGCAGCACTCCGTTGAACGCCTGGGCCGGGTCGTCAGCGATGGTGAGCACCATGCTTGCCGCCGATTTGTCGGTGGGGATCTGCTTGCCCTGGTCATCCTCGAGGAACACCACATCCAAGTAGTTCTGTTCACCGCCGGAGAAGGCAACGTCGGAGATTTGCGGGATCTGCACCCAGGTCAACACCTTGCGCATCGTGCCCGCGCCGCCAGCGACCGGATAGACCTGCGTGTCGGTAGTGTCGATGCCTTCCAGGGTAATCGCCGTTGCCGTGGCTGCCTTCACGCGCACCACCTTGCTATCCAGCTTGCTCCAGCCAGACGTCAGCAGAACAATATCGCCGGCAGCGATGGTGCCGCCGACAACAGTGGCAACGGCCTCGGCGGCGTTGCTGATAGCAGTGAACGCCAGTGCGGTCGCGTAGGTTGCGGCGTGCTGGAAGGTGCCGCCGTTCGGGAGTTTGTAGCCCATGGGGTATTTCCTCTTTGCAGATGTGAAAAAACCCGCTCGATGGCGGGTTCTCGGGGTTGCCCAATGGGCGGGATCAGTTGGTGTCGGCTCGGTACAAGAACGAGACTGGAACGGTATAAGTTGAATCGCCTGTGATGCCGGGCCCTGGGTCAACTGGCGACATGGTCACCACGGTGACCGCGCCCTTGGTGTCCCTGGCATATAGCGGGAACAGATCTGTCAGTTCTGCTGCGATTGGATTCGTCTTGGCCTTGCCGGTACCGGCCGGCGCGATGATGCTCACCTGGAACACTCCGGTGAACAGCCGGTGATCGCCGCCGAGCGTGTTGCTCGCGGTGTCACCCGGGATTGTGAAGGCGCGAAGGTAAGTCTCGCCCGCCGCCGGCGTATAGGCGGTGTTCTCGAAGACGATCTTCAGCTTCTCAGACCTGGCAGCGTTCCAGGCGATGAGCTTGGCCTCGTAAATCGAAGCGATGATTGCGTGACTCATACCTGGTTGTTCCTGATGGCCTCGAGCACGATCTGCTGGAAGCGAGCCACGGTTACCCTAACCATTCCGCCGGGGGCCTGGGTCGAATGACCAAACTCCAGCGGGATCGCGTAGGGCAAGTTGTTGATGATGTAGGCCATCTGGCCGGCGGTGAAGTCGCTCATTGCGGCCACCATCGCGGCAGTGGTTTCGGCGCCGCTCGGGTCAACCTCGTCGAAGGTGACGCTCTCGACAACGCCCAGCGAGATATGCCAGTTCGCCCGGAACCGGCCGCCGACGTAGTCCCTGCCAGCCACCAAACCGTTCACGTTGAAGTTCTGGTCGCGCTCGGTCTTTGTCAGGGGCTTGGCGTACTTCACACCCTTTCGCAATTTGCCGGCTTTGGTGAAGTTAGATTCGTTGAGGTTGATGATCGTATTGCGGACCGCGACCTTGAAGTCATAGTCGTCGGCCGCCCGTGTGTTCGCCTCACGGTGAGCGACGTTTGCGGCCCAGATCTCCGGGTTACCCACGGGAGACATCCGGATCAGGCTGCTGCCGACCTCGATGATGATCTCGCGAACACTGGCGTCAATGGCTTCACTCGTCTGAGCGGCGAACTCGGCCAGGCTCAGGGCGAAGCTGCCGGACTGTCCAGCGCCTCTTCCAGTCATTGCGACACCTCGTCAGTTCGGGTTAAGCGTCAACTTCAGGGCGCAACCAGCAGGAACACCAGCAGCGGTGACAGGGAGGATCTCCCAAACCTCCTGAAGAACGCCAATTGCAGATATCGCTGCGAAATCAGTTCCGCTCATCAGAGTTTTGTTGAACGCGTTTGGCCCAATCGTTGCCGTTGCCACAAGTGAGCGCGTATTACTGATATGCCGGTAGATCTCAACCACAACATTTGTGGAGACCGCGAGCGTAGTAGTCACCGTGAGGCTGGCAAGCCCGCTGGGCACTACATCCATAACAGCATTGAATACGGGCTGTCCCTGCACCAGAGCCCCAGCAAAGCTGATCTTGGGCGGGTTCAGATAGTTGTCGGTGTAGAAGGTGACAACAGACCTACTTCCAGCCACGGCCGTGGCAGAAATACCAGTGATTCGCGAGTTAGAGCCCGAAGCGTTGATCGCCATGGACGTGAAGTTGCCGAGCAGTAGCGAAGTCGACAACAGATCATCGGTGCCGACGGTGCAGAAGATACGCCCAGCACCGAAGCCGGCAAGGATCTTTTTCAGCGAAGCCGGATCTGCGTCGACATCCATATAAGTGGAGCCTGCACCGACCAAATTAAACGAGCCCAACTCCTTGAATTTCTGGTTGTTACGGAAGTATTGACCGTAATAATCCCATGCGTTACCTGCCCAGCCGTTTGTGATTTTAAGGTCAGCCATGAAGCGCCGACCGTTATAGCACTGGCGCACCTGCTGGTTGCCGAACAGCTGATTGAACAGCTCATGGGCAATCATCCGGTAGCCGACGAACGACGGGTGCACGCGGTCTTGCAAGGTAGGGTTGGTACCGGCAGTCTGGCCCGGGCTGACGGTTGGGTCAGACAGACCGAACACCTTGGATCCGGTGTCGAAGAGCGCAGATCGCGGAAAGAGGTTCTGTGCCTTTTGATAAGCCAGTCGCAGACCAGCGTTCCAGTTGGAGGCCAGCTGCTGGGAGCCGGATAGGTCAGTGTCGAACGTTGGGTAAGCAGTGGACGAAGGGAACGCTGCATTATATGGGCGTGCCACCATCGGGTTTGGCATGCGCAGTACAATGGAGTCGCCCGGGAAAGCTGCCTGGATACGGCCCATCGCTTTAACGAGGTAGCCCGCGATGTAAGTTGCAATAGAGTCCACGGTGCCCGTGCCGACGTCGTTATACAGGATTAAATCGTTGATGCCGTAGCAGATCACCCATTGCACATGCTTCACAGCAGCGGGCACGCCAGACCGGTACTTCAGCGCAGTTGCCAGGGAAACTGCGCCGGCTGGCTTGTGTCCGTAGTAATCCCACGCGCCGGGGCCAGCAGTTGCACCAGGCATCGCGCCGGTCGGCCCCGCGAAAGTCGAGTTCACGGCGTCTTCCACGAAGTTCTTCAGGCGATAGCCAGAGCCCCCGAAGTTGATGGTGCCAAGCATGCCGTTCGCAGGCATGCCAGCGCCGCGCCAGTAGGTCGTGATGTAGTCGAACAGATAGCCAGATCCGCCAGCTTGCTCAGTGGTGGAGTCGCCGACGTGGATCTGCAGCATATTGTTTGCTGAAAAGTCACCGAGGCCCGTTGTCAGCGAATCGAGATAGGCAGCAACATTGCTCTCCTTGTGCGCGGAGAGAGTCGCCCCTTTTGCCGGGTTAGAAAGATCGCTCCGGATACTTTGCCCTACCGCCTCAGCCGCTTGACCTGCTTGTGATGCAGCCTCTTCGGCACTTTCTGCCGATTCATTGACAGAAGTTGCCAGCGTCTCTACTGCTTTTGATGTCTCTTCGACGAAGGCCGCCAAGCTATTTGCGTCATTCGCGAAAGAAGGCAAAGCCGCGACAAACGCATCCATCTTCGAAGTGAAATCTACGGGTGCCTCGGCGCGAGCTGGCGGATTAGGAAGAGGGTTGATTGTTGGAACGCTCATCAGCGCCTCCCTTGAATTTCGTAGATGATTGGTGTCCCGGCCGGGCTGACCTGCTTCACATTGATCACCGTCATCATCGTGATCGGCTGAGTGAAATAGTCATGAAGGTTTGATGCGTTGCTTCCGGCGACCACGGTAGATAGAAGCTCAGGAGCACTAACCCCCTTGGCGGCGATCTTGATCTTCTTATCGCCCTGCTGGATAAGGCTGTTAGCCTGAAATTCTTGCCCGGTGAAGTCGAGCAAGATGCCTTGGGCTTTCTGCTCAAAGGTGGGGCCTGGAACCTCGCCGCCGATATCAGGGTCATACTCGCCTGGCTGAGTAGTGCGGATGATCATGGGCTGGCCGAACTCCGTGATCATCTCCAGAGCCATCACGGCCATTTCGTCGTAGAAGGCCATGGCGGTCTCCGCTGTGTCTATGCGCGTACTGCGAACAGCCCGCGCTTTTGTAGGTAGTCGGCAAACTGCGTCGCGCTCGGACGATCAGGCGCCGCTGGCAATAGTCGGCCGCTGGTGTTTGAGATAGTCGCGTACTCGCGAGTCACCGCGCCTTCGACACGCTCCAGCGTTACAGCGCCTTTGCGCTTGTCGATTGGGTCGATGTCGTCCTGATGAATCTCGGCGGCCAGGGCCATCTGGCCGTACTGGATGCGCGCCGGCAGGTAGTTGTTCGGCTTGATCTCCTGATCCAGCAGCACTTCCCGGCGCGGCCAGGACAAGGCCTGCTCGCTGCTCATCTTGCGGCCTTTCCAGGTCTTGCCATCCATCGCCAAAGCAGCCCGGCGCAGCAACGCTTCCTGCTCGGGAACGCCTGCGGGGATGACCATGCCGAACTTCACGGCATACATGGCCAGATCCTCGGCACTCGCGTAGCTTTCGGCGTCAGGCTTGCCGGTACCGTCCTCGATGATGAGTGTCATGCGTCAACTCGCTGGAATGGTTTGAGATCGGCCACCGGCTCACCGGCAGCCAGCAGTATCACGCCTTGGGCAGATCAGCGACGAGCTTTTCCAAGGAGTCTTTCGAGGCGTTGGCCCGGTATGGCACCTTCGCTTCGTCGAGCTTGGCTTTCAGGTCGGCGATTTCTCCAGCCTCATCAGCCGGCGGCGTGATGGCGGCTTTTTTCAGCACTTCAACCTCGCCGCGCAGTGTGTCGACGGTCACGAGCAGGCCGTCACGCTCAGTAGTCAGCTCTCCAACCGAGGTGTGGATGGTGCCCAGCACGCCAAACAATCGCAACGCGATTTCACCAAATTCGGGTCGCTGAATTTCGCCAGTTTCCAGGCCATCAACCAGCAGAATGAGCGCGCCATTTTCAGTCCGTAACCTGGCAATTTCCTCAGCCAGCGCATCGGGTAGTCCCGCTGGCACGCTGACTGCGGAAGGTGCTGGATTCTCGACGACCGACACGTCAATGCCTGCAGCCTCATAGGCAGCGACGATATCTGGATGTTCGCCAACGACCACCACCGCCGTCGCGTCGCGTTCAATGCCGCGAAATAGACTCGCAGTCCGGTAGCGCTTCTCCGGATCAAAGCCCTCAAGTTGGTTCGTGTAAATCAGTTCCATGGGAATCTCCGTAGCGGCCGTTGCCGACCGCTTCCTGGGGTGAATATCAGCCGCCGGCTGGTGGCGTAGTGGTGAGGGTGATCATCACGCCGGCGGTGACCTTGTTGCTGTCGGCATGCTTGACCCAGTTGGCCGCCGAACCGACAGCCGCCAGGGTTGGGTTCGCGCCGCCGGCAGTTTCCTTCCAGCTGTAACCCAGGACGTCAATGTTGACGGTGCCCTCGGCGCGGTAGCCGATGCCGAGGTTTTCCTCGTCGTCCACGTTGTACGAACGGAAGCCGGGGGCCTGGGACTCGGTGATAACCACGGCGTTCGGCAGCAGGCCGAAGATCACGTCAGATGGCGCGGTATCAGTCACCAGCACAGGCTTGCCCAGGGTGCCAGGCAGGCCACCATAGATAACGACACCGGCTTCTTCGTAGATTTTGTTGGTGATGGCCTCGTCGACGATGTCGAAGTAGGCACTGGAGTGCATAACCCACAACGCAATGCGACCGAACTTGTCGCCGAATTTGCGCATGCCGCGGGTCAGCGTCTTCTTGCCGTCGGTTTCGATGTTCGCCGAGACCACCATGCCGGCGTTGGAGCCGATGGCGGCGCGCAACGCGGCGGTGGCGTACTGGATGAAGCCTTCCAAGGTCGCGTCGGCAACGTCGGCACCGATGATCTGGGAGAACTCATCAACCGGGCGGCCGCGACGCTTGAACGCCTCTTCGGTGGTCTGGTACGGGCCGTATTTCCACGGTGCCTTGACACCGACGGCCTCACCGGCGCCGATCTTTTTGGCGGTCACCTTCCCGGTGGAGTTGACGTCGCGGTGTTCCAGCGAGCCGCCAATCTTGTAGAAAGCGCGCTTGCGGAAGTCGCCTTCGATCAGCTCGTTGTCGAGGACGATCGCGCCATTGGAAGACGCGTTGAACACGTCCAGGTTGTCCTGAACGCGCTCCAGGTATGCAGTTTGCGCCTCATCGTTGTAGATGATCAGGTCGCTATTGACGGTTGTCGCCATGAGTATTTCCCCTTACTTGGGCAATTGCAGATATGCGGTTTGGCCGTGCTTGCGCTGGTATTCGCGCTTTTGCTCGGAGGTCATTTCGGAGCGCTTGAATGCAGCCTGGCCGCCGCCCCCGCCCGGGGCTTGTGTCCCTGAGGCCCTTGGCCACAGGTGGGGCGCGCTTTCGCGCAGGGATTCCGCCCATTCGAGCGGAGTCAGAGGGGTCTTGCCGTCTTTGCCGAGGATGGTCTGGCCATGCTCATCGACAGCGACCGCTTCGCCCTCTTCGTTTAGAGAGAACACGCCTTTGGCGCGCAGGATGATGTCGTCGGTTGCTTCCGGCAGTGCGCCGGCTTTCAGTGCAGCGCCGCGCACCGAGTCGCCCAAGACTTTGCCCTGGAACTTGGCGGCGAAGGCTTCAGCCTTCTCGGCGCGGCCGGCGAGCGCCTTCAGTTGCTTGTCGTGCTCGCCACGCAGGCGCTCGGTGCGCTTGTTGAACACTTCGTCAACCTTGCCCTCAGTTAGCAACTTGGTTTCTTCGTCCTGGCCCGCTCGACTGAGCAGTCCTTTGACGGCGTCGATGTCGATGCCTTCAAATTGGGTTTCGAACTGGGTCAACTTGCCGGAGGTTTCCTTCAGCTTGCCCAGCAGTTCCGAGTTCTTGGTTTTCAAACCAGAAACGGATGCTTCAACGGCAGTCGCGATAGCGGCCTTGATTGCCGGGTTTTCCAGGTCGATTTCGTTTTCTTCTGCCACGTTGATGCACCCCTTGGGTATGTTTCGCCCGCTTTGCAGGCAATAAAAAACCGCCCAGAGGCGGCTGATTGAATGTGTTCGGTTAAATCCCGGCGCGCTCGAATGCCAGCGGTTCAAGCCCTTTCATCTGCGCCAGGGTCAGCGGCGCTAAGTTTCGATCAAGCTGCAGCTCGGCGAATCGCTCCACCGTCAATCCCCCCTCCCGGAACAGCTTGGCACGCACCGGACCAATAGCCACATCCTGAAACGCCGCAGGCTGCTGCTGAAGCCAGTGGTAATAGTCGAGGTCGGCACTGACCTGCTGTCCGCCATTGGCACCCACCGAAGCCCGGGTAGCACCTTTGGCAAACATCGCGCTGAGCTTGGTCAGGAGAATGAAGGTAGTGCGGCAGTTCGGGTGGAATGGCGGCCTTGGGCCGGAATCCACCGGAAACTTGCGCTTGTCCATAGAGCGGCAAAGCTGACTGGTTTTGCTGTCCAGCGTGGCCACCATCTGGATTTCTTCCACGATGTCAGTGTTGGCCTTGGCCACCTCCATACGCGCCTGAGACGACACATGCTGAATCGCGGTATGTACGACCGTGGCGGCATTGCGGTTGGTGGTCGCCAGGATGCCGTCTTTGTACCCGGCAGCCTTGGTACCGCGAATGTTGCGGATGATCTGGAAGTTCGTCTGCCCTTCGAAGTAGCCCTGCCGAATAGTGCCGGTGACACGCTCTCGCTCGGCGCCGGTCCAACCCTTGATGAAGGCCTTCAGCAACTTCCCACCGCCGGTACCGCGCACGCTGAGCGGATTCTTCAGCACTGCAGTGCGGATTGCTGCGGCTGTCGGCGCAACCACGTCGAGCGATACGCCGACCGGTGCTGACCTGGCAAGACTGGTCGCCTCGAACTCGGCCTCATAGTTGGCGATATCCACCAAGTCGAGGTTCAGTTGCGCGCTGTAGCGGTCGAAGATGCCCAGCAACAGGCTGTCGACCTCCTTCAGCAGCGCTTCCAGGCGCTTGACGTTGTACTCGGTCAGGTCCGACTGGGTCAGCCGGTCGCGGATCGAGCGATCGATCTCCTTGAGGAAGGGGGCGAACTTGCCCACCTCCCCCGCCTTCAGCTTTTCGAGGAAAACGGCGTGCCGGATGGTGGCGTCATGGATTGCTTGGTTTGCCGCCATTTGGTGCGTCCTCGTTGTCCAGGCCCAGGCCGTCGCCCTGCTCCTGCAATTCGCCGTCGATCTGCAGGTCAGTGCGCTCTGGCGCGATCAGGCCCAACTTACGCAGGTAGGCCCGAAGGTCAGCCTTCGCGAATCCGCCGTTCTGCCACAAGCCGACCAAGGCGGTGATCATCTGCGGATCAGCCGTCAGTTCAACAAACTCCTGATTCACCTGGTAGGCAACCTTCTTGTCAGCGATGCCCATGTAGGCGCAACACCACATGATTGCCCGGGTGTAAGCCTCGCTTACGTTTGCCACGCAGCCGGCCAGCACCGAAGTGGAGGCCGACTGATCACCACGAGACTCCGTAGCGGTCTTGGTGGCAATTGACGCCACCACCATCCGCGCGCCCAGCTCGATCATCATCTGGTTCTTGTCGGCCATGGCCTCTTTGACCAGTGTGTTGGGCAATGGCTGCGCGTAGCCGAACTGGCCACCGGTCGGCAGCATCATTGGCGCCCTGGAGCCGACATAGACGCCGTTCTTCTCCATCCAGTCGCGCCACTGCTCATCCAAGCCGCTGATCCACGGCTGGGCCTGTCCACACCAGAAAACGCTGTCCTCATAGTCGGCGCTGTTCCGGTAATGGCCCAGGTTGATCATGGCGATGTCGTACAGGGGTGATTCGTCGATGCTGGGGTCATTGTTCTGCGCGCCGACAAAGGTGAACGGGATCTCTTTGAAACGCCCAGTGACACCTTCAGGCCTGAATTCTTCGGTGACCGCCAGCGGCCCGCCACCTTTCGGCCCGGACCTGCGCCAGACCCGGCAGACAAAGCCGTCGTCCTCCAGCGCCAGTTCCCGGTACTGCTCGACCGTCTTGAAACCGAAGCCGTCGGGAATCTCAGGCGACTCACGCAACACCACCAGCGTCAGCACGCTGTGACCGTTAACCATGCCGGTGCGCCAGTTGATGATGTCTTCAGCGCAGTAGGACAGGATCACCGAGTGCCCGCCGATGCTGTCGTCCTGGTGATAGTCGACGTACAGCCCATGCCGACCGGCCTCAAGCACCTTTTCAAGCGTGCCCTGGGAATGCTGGTAGACGCTGACGCCGGAACCGTTGGCGTTGTCCTGCAGATATTCCAGTTTCTTCGACACCGTGAGTGTCGGGTCTTTATGGAAGGCCAGGCCAAGCAACCCGTTACGGGTGTGCCCGGTGGCGTTCTTGAACACCGCCCGCTCGCGGTAAGCCCGGTTCCGGTCTTCGTTCTCCGACGACTTGTCGTGCGCGTTGATGTATGGGAGCCGATCGACAACCCGGTGCTGCCCGGCGCAGACGTCGCGAACGGTCGCCCAGCGGTCCAGCGCTTCGATGTAATCCGCCCGCTTGAAGGAGACGTCGTTGCTCATCGGGCGTATCCCATTTTGATAGCGGTGACCGGTTTGATGATCGGGTACTCGCGGTGGATGAAGTAACCGCCGGCGTCGTTCGCGTGATCGATGCCGGCGGTTTTGTCTGGCTCACCGTTCGCGCCCCACACCTGCTGCTCCAGGCCATCGGCGTAGGTTGGGCAGGTGAACGGATTGACCAGGTAGCGGCGCTCGCCCTGCGCATTGCAGAAGACGGCGTTCATTGCGTTGATTCGGTCCTTCACCGGCGGGTTTGCCGCTGGAGCGATGACCGCGAACCCGGCCTGCTTGAGCATGGCAAGGTCGGTG